GGTGGTGCGGTCGATGTCCCTGGGGGCCGTCCCGAAGCGCACCAGGAGGCCCTGCACCTCCTGGACGGCCTCGGCGGAGACGAGCGTCGTCTCCTCCATCGCGTCGGCCTGGGCCTTCAGCGCGGGCAGCAACTCCTGGGCGTTGTAGCCCAGCTGGGTGAGGGCCCCCGACAGCCGGAGGTCCGCCTGCTCCGCCTCCACCAGGCCCTGGAAGCCGGCCTTCAGCGCGTCGGTGAAGACGGCCACCGCCTTGCTGGCCACCTCGAAGGCCAGCTGGGCCTTCAGCATGGACGTGCCGATGGACTCCCCGGCCTTGGCCGTCTGCTGCCCGGCCTTCTCGGTGGACTTGCCCACCTCCTTGGCCGCGTCGGCCACGTCCTCCAGTACGGGAGAGGCCTTGTCCTCGGCCTTCACCGCCAGCGTCAAGTCAGCCATGGGCGCCACCTCCCTTCCGCTCTTCGAGGAGGGCCGCGCGGACGTGCGCCCACTCCTCCTTCGCCACCGTCAGCGCGTCCACCACCTGCTTCGGCCAGCCGTCCACGAGGCCCCCGGAGTAGAGGGGCACGCCCGGGAAGGACTCCGCCCGCAGCCACAGCCGGACGAAGGGCTCCACGTCGGCGAGCGCCTCCTGGATGTCCACGTGCGCCCGGTGCCGGAAGCGCCGCACCCCGCCCTCCATGGGCAGGGGGCCGAAGACGCCTAGGCCTTGGTGCTGCTCCCAGAGGTGGCTGCGCGTGCTGCCCCGGGAGTCGGCGGGGCGGGCGTAGAAGCCCACCCACCAGACAGCCGCGCGGAGAAAAGCGCCCTGCGTCCCTCCAGGGAGTTGTGCCAGGCCACCGCGCGGACCAGCTCCAACCAGACGTCGAAGCGCGAGGCCGTCCACACCGCGCGGACGTACTCCTCCAGCGTGGTGACGGCCTGCCCGTCCAGCGTCAGCGGCTCGTCCCCCAGGCGCACCACGTCGGCCAGCGCCCGGGCCGCGGACTCGGGCGTCCCGTCCAGGCTGCGCAGCTTCTCCCCGTGCTCCTGCAGCTGGGCCTCGGTGAGGCCCCCGCGCACCAGGAGGAAGAAGGGCCTCTCCAGGGTGCGGTTGTCCCCCAGGTCCGGGACGTACCGCTCCCACCGGCTCCCCGTCAGCGTGGCCATCAGCTGAAGACCGCGCTGAAGGAGTCGTTCCCGCTGCTGCCCCGGACACGCAGCTTGGGGCTGACGGTGACGATGTCGTTGGCCGGCAGCGGCGTCGGGAAGGCCTCCAGCTCGCACGTGGGCATGGAGAGGGTGACGATGCCGCCCGCGCTGGTGCCGCAGACGATGGACAGCGCCACCGACTTCCGCTGGGTGGCCTTGCCCAGGAGGGCCACCAGCTCGTCGGTGAGGACGAGCTCCAGGGACGGGCGCACCTCGCAGCGCACCGCCTTCAGGCCCTGGACGTACTTGCTGCCCGTCTCCAGGGGGAGGTGGTCCGCGCCCGTCGTCACCGCCACCTCGAACTTCGTGCAGCGGGTGGCGATGGAGTCCAGCGTCACCGTGCAGTTGGCCTCGCTGATGGGCGAGCCGCTCAGCGTCGGCGTGGGCACGTAGGGGTAGATGGCTGCCGCGCTGTGGGCCACCGCGCTGGTGCTGGCTGCCCCGCGGGTGACGGTGAGGATGCCCGTCGTGTAGTCGATGGCCGTCACCTGCACGACCTCCGACTCAATCTGGTACCAGCCGAGGGCGAACTTGTACGCGTCGGCCGCGGTGGTGAGCGCCAGAGTGGTGTCCGAGCCGTCCACCAGCGTGCCCGTGGGCCCGCCGCCCAGGTGGTACTTCCCGGCGAAGGCGCCCGAGGCCTTCAGCATCAGCTCCTGGTCACCGCCGGAGAAGACGAGCGCCTTCACCACGCCCCCGCGGCCGTGCTCCGCGAAGAGGGCAGCGGTGCTGCTCCCCGCAGCCCGGTACACCGAGAGGCCCTGCAGCGTCGGGGCGGAGCTCAGCCCGTAGGTGACGCTGGCGCCGCCCACCGTCTCCACCAGGCCCGCGGCCTTCAGCAGCGCCGCCTCCTTCGCCGCGGTGGTGGCGGAGGCGCGGGACTTCACCGACGTCTCCAGGCTGAAGGGGATGGGCTCCACGCGCCCCTCCACGAAGGCCAGGGTGAGGTCCCTGCCCAGCGTCTTGTCCTTCTTCGGCCGGGTGAGGCCCTGCTCGGCCGGCCCCATGTCGAGGGACACCACCTCGAGGCCCTGCGCGGCCGCGGGAATGAGGGACGTGCCGAAGCTGGACTCCAGGACGGCGAAGACTCGCTCGTCCCACCCGAGGACTGGACTGGCCATGGTGCTTCTCCTTGCTGCGAGGGGAGCGCGTCAGCTGCGCTCGAAGACGTGGACGGCGAGGGTGAGGACTGCGGACGTCATGAGGGGCGAGGCGCCACCGGGCGTCTCGAAGCGGAAGGTGCGGCCCGTCACCGTCACCGCGTCGAGCAGCGCCAGGTGGACAGCCCCGTCCAGGGTGCGGTCCTCCAGCACCACCTCCCGGACGGCGCGGACGGCCTGCGCGAGAAACTCGTGCGAGGCCTCCACGCTGCCCTGGGGCTCGGCGGCGTACACCTCCACCTGCATGGTGACGACGTGCACGTCGTCGCGGATGTTGGGGCTGCGCGGCCGCGTGCTGCGCGCCCCCAGCACCACCGCGAAGTTGCCCTCGGTGAAGCTGACGGGGACGTCCTGGCCGTCGCTGATGCCGCCGGAGTCCGGGGCTACCAGCGCCCCCAGCACCAGGGAAGTGCCCCCCGCGGGCCAGCCGAGGGCCCGGTTCTCCGCGGAGGCCCCCACGAAGACGGCGGAGGGCGTGCTGCCCGAGGGTGCCGCGCTGGCCGTCAGCACCAGGCGCCCGCGCGAGTCCGCGGAAGCGGTGAGGCCGGAGGGCGCAGCCGCGTTGATGAGCGTGGCCACCTGGGCCGCGGTGAGCGTCCCCGAGACGGCCACCGTCGTCTGCCCGGTGGGGAGGATGCCCAGGTACAGGCTGCCCGCCAGCGTGTACGGCCCGGCCCGCGGTGCCACCAGGACGGCCGCGCGCGCCGCATTGAGGACGTCCACCTTCGCCGGCAGCGTCCGCCCCAGGTAGGCGCGGAGGGCCTCCACGGCGAGCAGCTCAGCCTTCACGGTGCTCATGGCGTCCCTTCACCCGTCCCCGGCGTCAGCGTGGCGAACTCGTCCAGCCCGGCCTTCTTCACCGCCTCGCGCGCGGCCTGCAGCGACACGGCCTGCAGCTGCTTCTCGAAGGCCAGCCCGAAGTCGAAGGGCGGCCGGCTCGGCATCACCTCCGTCCCCGTCTGGTGGAAGGACGCGTACGGCACGCCCATGGTGCCGAAGCGGAACTCCGTGGCGCTCCAGTGGCGCAGCGCCCTGCCGCTTGCCTCGCGCGTGAGGCCGTCCCGCAGCGCCCCCGTCAGCACCAGCGTCGGCTTCCCTGGGTGGTGGCGGCGCTTCCAGGCCGCGTACCTGGGCGACAGCCGCTCCCAGGCGCCGCGGTTGGGCCCCCTCCCCTTCGCGGAGAACTGGCCCTTCAACTCCTTCTCCAGCACCGGGCCCAGGAGGGGGAAGGCGTGCAGCCCCAGCTGGGCCAGCTCCGCGCCGGCGCGCTCGAAGGCCACCGACATCCGCTGCAGGGCGAGCTCATCCTCTCGGTTCCCCACGTAGTAGGAGAACGAGAGGCCGAGGACGCTCATGGCGGTGTCAGGCCAGGTCGTCCCGGCGAAACTTCGGCTCCAGGGTGGAGAGGTCCTCATCGTCCCCGGTGTCGAGGCTGTACGCGCTGACGTGGCTCCGGGGCCCGTTGCTCGGCTGGCTGGGCAGGGGCGCGTCCCCGAGGGCCACGGCCCCCATGGCGGCGAGCTCTGCGTACCGGGCGTCGAGTTGCGTCTGCCAGGCCTTGGCCACCTCCGGGTCCTGGTTGGCCATGGCGCGGAGGACGCGCAGGGCAGCGGAGAGGCGGACGGTGGCGCGGCACCAGGCGTAGGCCACCGGGTAGTCGCCGGAGGTGATGTCCGCCGCGGTGATGTCCTCCGCCGCCAGCTTCCCCGCCAGCTCCGCTGCGGCCTCGTCCACCATCTCCCCCACGGCCGTGGAGGTAGGCCGGGAGTAGGCGGAGAAGGCCTGGGCCTCCAGCTGGGGGAAGTGGTGGTCCCGGATGGACTGCGCGGTGACGCCGAAGACGGTGATGGACATGGCGGCTCAGCGCTTCGCGGGCGAGGGGACGAACTTCGCGCCGACGAAGAAGAGGACGGCCCCGACGACGTGCAGCACCTTCCCCGGGACGCCGGGCACCGTGAGTGCGTGGGCCTCCAGGCTGGTGGCGATGGCCAAGACAGTTGGCGCCAGCGCCTTGAGGAGCACCTCGTTGCGGGCCACCCACTCCGGCACCTGGGAGGAGAGGCCCGCGAGGAAGAGGGCCAGGGTGCCGAGGCTGCCCAGGATGGACGCGAAGGGCGCTAAGGGCGGGAAGACTGCCAGGGCCCCGAGGATGAGGCTGGCGGCGTAGGCGGCCAGCTGGAGGCCCCCGGAGACGAGGGGGGCAGGCGCGGAGGCCGGCGCCGTCGGGGGCGGCACGTCCTTGCTGGTGACGGCGGACACGGCGGGCTCTCCGGGCCTCAGCTTCGCGAGGTCGGTCATGGACGGCTCCTGTAGGAGTGGTGGCTCAGAACCAGGGCGGGCGGACGAAGCCGCGGAAGTCCCGGCGGTAGCGGTGCGAGTCGCGCCAGTCGACGCGCGCGCCCATCTGCAGGGCGATGTTGCGAGTGGTGGTGCGCCTGTCCCCGCCGCAGGCCCCGAAGACGCGGCCGTGCTCAAAGAGCACCATGACGTGGGAGACGTCGTCCGGGTCCTCGCTGCTGTGCCCGTAGACGGCCACGTCCCCGGCCTGCGCCAGGTGCTCCTCGACGCTGGGCCACTCGGCCCACATGGCGTCGCTGTTGTACGTCGGGCGGAGGTCCGGCCCGCCGGCCAGGTACAGGCCGAGGGTGACGACGCCGGAGCAGTCCAGGCCCTTGGCCACGGACTTCCCGCCCCAGAGGTAGTGGATGCCCTCCAGCTCCCGCACCGCGCGCAGGAAGCGGTGGCGCAGCGACGGCTCCACCTGGGCCATGGCCGCGGGGCTCACCGCGACTCCGCCCGGTGGTTGTGACCGCCCGTCATCGCCTCCACCACCGCGAGGCGCCGCTCCGCAGAGGAGCAGCGCAGCACGTCCTCCTCGCGGAATGCAGACAGGCGCCCCACCTCGCGCTCCAGGGCGGCAATCTTCTCCTCGTGCCGGTCCACGCTCCGCACGAGGCTCCGGATTTCGTCCGCCGTGCGCCGCAGGTACCAGACGGCCACGCCCATCGCCGCAGGGGCGACGAGCTGCCAAACGTCCATGAGGGTGAGTGCGTCCGTCACCAGCGCGCCTCCTTGTCCTGCGGCCAGAAGAAGTGTCCGCACAGCACCCCGAGCGCGAAGACGACGACGAGGGCCACCCAGGGGTGCTGCAGGGCCTCGCCCATCACCACGCCGGAGATGGTGTTCCCCGGCACGCCATCGAAGGCGAGGCGGATGTCCCACGCGATGACGGACAGGAAGACGAGCGCCATCCCCGCCACCGTCCAGCGCACGGGCGTCACGACATCGGCTCCATGGGCACCGTCTGCCCGGCCAGGTGGTGCTCGCAGTCCCCGAGGAACTCCAGGCGCCCGTCCGTCACGTAGAGGTGGCACCGGCCGTTGCTGCCGGTCTGCAGGTGCGAGGGGCGCGCGGTGGGCTTCTCCGGGGTGCCCGTCCACGTCCAGCGCCCGTCGAACTGGTGGCCATGGCCGCAGCCGGGGCAGTGGATGATGCGAGTCCGGTCCGCCGTCTCCCAGAACAGGTCGCTCAAGGCGCACCTCCAGGGCAAGCGGCGGGCCAGGAGGACGCCCCAGCCCACTCCACGCAGGGCTTCGGGACGCAGCCACCGTCCACCCACTCGCCCGGCATCAGGGTGCGGCCCTGGGGAGCCGAGCCGCCCCCGGGGTCACGGCAGGAAGGGCCCGAGCTGCAGGCGCACGCCCAGGGCGTGTCCTCCTCGCTCTGCAGCCACACCTGGACGACTGGGCTCCCTTCGGGGCACGACTCCACGCGGGAGGCGCCGAGCGCAGGGAGCAGGTCGAAGCCCCCGGGGAGCGTTGGCTCCACCCCGCCGTCCGTCAGCTCCGCGGGCAGCGCGCAAACCTTCACCAGCGCGTAGGTGGGCCCCGTCACGCTGGCGTCCGGACGGAAGAGGCGAATGGCCTCTGGCGACCCGCGCGCCTCCCCGACGATGCCGACGGCGCCGGCAGGGGCGAGCGCATTCCACGCCGCCGTTCCGCCGATGACCGCCAGCACGGCGAGGATGGCGCCGCGGCGAAGGGCTGCGGCTTGCTCAGGCGTCATCGACAGCCCCCCGTTGAAGAGTCAATGGACGCCCCGGCCACCCACCCGTTCGCCCAGTAGTTGCCCGACGTCAGCGAGCCGAGGCGGGCCGTCGCGGGCTGTGTGGCGATGCTCCCCGTGCCCGAGCCGCTCGCCGTCGAGGCCACCTGGACGCCGTCCACGTAGAGGGAGAGCGTCCCGGAGGACACCCCGAGCGCCACCCGGTGGGAGCCCTCGGAGAGGGCCGCGTCGGCGTCGATGCTCTTCACCCCGCTGCTGGCGTCGATGACGTCAGCGCGGAGGATGCCTGTCGCCTGCACGTATAGGCCGGCGCTGTTGGCCGCCCCGTAGGTGCCGAGCGCGACGACGCCCCGGGCGACCGCCACGGAGCCCCACGTCCCCTCGGGCGTCAGCGTCCCGCCGATGCACCATGAGGACGGGTTGAGCCCGGACAGCGGGTTGGCGACGGTGGCGAGGTCCGCAGAGCGCGAAGCGGAGGTGCCCGCGGTGGCGATGGCCGACGTCGAGACAGCCCCACCCGAGGCCTCGTCCTGCACGAGGGCCATGTCCACCGCGTCCCCGCTGGTGACGAGCCGCACACCCACCGTGGGGTTGGCGATGGCCGAGGACAGCGCCGGCACCGCCACGCAGTAGGCGTCTCCCGAGGGGCAGGACGGCGCGAAGCGCAGCCAGGAGGACGTCAGCGACGAGGTGACGGCCGTCCAGGTGCTGCCGTTGTTCCGCGTCACCTCCACCCCGCCGGTGCCCGTCCGCCGCTTCAGCCAAAGCGACGTGGCGCGTGTCGAGGCGCCCGCGGTGACGCCCTGGAGCACCGTCCCGTTTCCGCTGGTGGCCGTGCAGGTGGATGCGCTGTTGGCCTGCCCGTCTGGCCCGGTGGCCGTCAGGGTGCACGTCGCGTTGGTCTTGGTCCAGGAGGCGTTGCTGGCGTCGCTGTTGCGGAGGACCAGGTTGGTGCGCAGCTCCTCCATGAAGAGGCCTGCGGCGGACGTGCGCGGCTGGTCCGTGCTGCACGTCACCACCACCCCTGCGGAGGTGACGCAGGTGGCCGAGGAGGCGCGGGTGAACGTCAGCCCGCTGACGGCGGAGCAGGAGCAGTCCCCGGTCAGCGGCATGGAGAGGAGCGGCCCCCTCCGCCCGCTGTCCTTCACCCTCACCCAGGAGCGCAGCTGTGCCGAGGCCGGCACCGCTTGGAGGAGTGCCAGCACCAGCAGCAGAGCGCGCATGGGTCAGCTTCCGGTGAGGCTCATCCGGTAGACGCGCACCACCGGGCTTCCGCTGGCCGCGTAGTGCCCGATGGTGGTGGACGCGGCATTCCACACGTACAGCTTCTCGTCCGCGGCCAGGGGGATGCCCGTGTCCGACGTCACCGAGCCCACGCCCACCTGGCAGGCGGCGGTGCACGTCACCAAGTAGAACTCCTGCGCGGTGACGGTGATGGTGCCCGGGGTGGACGAGGCCGTGGCCTTGTTGACGTAGACGGGCGTCCCGTTGAGCTGCAGCACCGCCTGGATGATGGAGCCCGGCATGGCGGCCCGGGCGGGCGCCCCCACGAAGAGGACGCCCACCAGGAGGAGGCCGAGCAGGCCGCAGAAGGCCACCGCGCGCTCGGCGGCGCGTCGCTTGCGCAGCGTCACGGGTCCACCACGCGGACGGTGAACGTCTGGCTCGCTGGATTCACCGGAGAGGCTGTCACGTTGCACAGGCGGAACTTCACCGCGTTGGATGCGCTGACGAAGCAACTGCCCGAGAGCCCAGCCTCGATGGTGGACGGCAGCCCCAGGACGCAGCCGTCGTTCTCCGCTGCCCCGGTGACGGTGATGGCGGTGGAGTCGGTGCACGTCGCGGCGGCAATTTCTGCGACGTCCTGAGTGCTGGACGCCGCGTAGCTGTCGTCGATGGCGGTGCCCGTCTGGCCCACCTTGATGCCGCCCCAGGTGGCGACGACGGCCCGGAAGACGTTGCCGGCGGAGTTCTGCGCCTGGGCCGGGGGGACGGTGAGGACGAAGGCCAGGGCGACCAGGCCGAGCAGCAGGGCGATGGTGGTGCGCTTCATGTCACTTCCCGCCCTTCTTGCCGGCCGACTTCGCGGGCACGTCCTGGGTGGCGTTCTCGGTGGTAGTCGACGGCGAATCCTGCGGGGTCGGGGTCACCGGGTCCTGGGGAGGCGGCTCCGAGGCGGCCTGAACCACCAGGAGCAGCCGCTCGCCGTCCTTGTCCAGGGCCTTCGCCTCCTCGGCGGCCAGCTCGAGCTCCTCGCCGGCCTTCTTCACGACGTCGGCGGAGAGCTTCACGGTGCCGTGCTTCACGACGTACTTGGGCATGGGGTTCCTCGGGTGCTGCAAGGGGAGAAGCCAGGAGGGGCCCAGCGCCACGCCTCGAAGGCACAGCGCCAGGCCCGCGCTCCCGGGTGCGTCAGTACACGTTGGCCAGCAGGTAGCCGGCCGCGAAGTCGGAGTCGGCGGAGGACACCACCGCCGCCGCGGAGAGGACGTACTCCATGCCCATCTCCAGCACCTTCACGCGGCCGGCGCCGGAGCCGCGGCGGTCGTCCTCGTACCGGTGCGTGTACAGCCGGTTCACCATGAAGTTGCGCATGTACTGCATGGTGCGGCGGCCCTGGGCCGGGTTCTTCACGTAGAAGAGGGCGAAGTCCCCCCACACGTCGGCGATGACGTCCGCGGCCCCCTCGTCCCCGGTGTTCTTCTGCGCCTTGCAGACGTGGAGGTACTCCAGGCCCATCAGGTTCTTGATGGCGTCCTCCGTCGGCGTCTTCCCCTCGGTGTACTTCAGCCGGTCGATGCTGACGGGGTGCACCTTCAGGTACTCGAAGGTCTTCCAGGAGATGGCCAGCGCGTTCGCCGGCTTCCCGCAGGAGTCGCGCACCGCCGCGCGCGCCAGGTTGGCGTCGGACACCGGGTCTCCGCCGGACACGGCCCAGGTGGCACCCGCGCCCAGGGTGCTGGTCAGCCCGGAGGGGTAGCTGCCCGAGGTGGACACCAGCGTCGCGAGGTCAATCTCGCGCTTCAGGAGGAGCTTCTCGGTGATGGTGGCGGCGACGTCCGTCTCCATGTCGGCCACCGCGGCGTCGGCGTCACGCTCGTCGCGCGGGTCCACGTCGCCCTTCAGCTTGTGGAGCACCGCGGTGACGTCCGTGGTGAAGACGCCGTAGTCCACGCTGTCGGCCTCGGCCTTCGAGTCCTTCCGCGTGTCCACCGACTTCAGGTTGGAGCGGTCGTACTGGTACTTCTTGAAGCTGGACTTCGAGACGAGGAAGGGGACGGCCACCTCGTCGCTGATGAAGTCCGTCTGGTCGTTCATGTGCCGGATGGAGAAGTCCTCCAGCGGCGAGCGGGTGATGAACTGCGAGCGGTCGATTGCCATGGGCGTTTCCTTTCGTGGCCCGCAAGCAGAAGGGCCCCGGAGCTCGCGCCCCGAGGCCCTCAGGCCCGCGGAAGAGGTGGTGGTTGGGTCAGCTGTTGGCCGGGCCGTTGACGTTGGGGGCGGCGAGGAGGACGGCGATGGTCTCCCCCTCGTCCCCAACCTCGAGGGCGATGGCGCAGGACTTCGCGGTGGCGCCGGCGGCGATGGCCGCATCGCCCTCGCCGCTGGCCTCGGGCATCAGCTGCGCACCGAGGGTGGCCCCTCCGGCGCCGAGGCGCAGCTTCGCCTTGCCGAAGGGCTGCACGGCGACCGTCTCACCGGAGGAGGCGGCGTTGAGCGAGGTGCCGATGGCGATGTCGGTGATGGCGGACGTCACCACCACCTGGTTGACGGTGGTGTCGAGCTTCACCAGCCGGTTGATGGCGATGGTGCCGCCCGCGATGAAGCTGATGGGGGAGACGCCGAGGAGGTTGGAGAGGTTGGCCATGTGGGGTGTCCTTCAGGGTGTGGGGTGAGGAGGGTTCAGCCCCGGGCCGCCTTCACCAGCTCCGGGTGCTCCGCGCGGGCACGCGCCTGGGCCTGGAGGGCCGTCAGCTTGTGCTTGTCCTGGTACTCGTCCATGAGGACGGAGAGCTTCTTCAGCGCCTCCTCCTTGGACTCCTGGTGCGTCTTGCCGGGGACGCCCACCTCGCCCAGCTTCACGACGGCGGGGGCGTCCTTGTAGATGGCCAGCACGGCGTCCACGCCCGCGGAGAGGGCCAGCGCCTTCAGGCTGGGCTTCTGGACGGGGAGAATCTTCCCCTCGGCCTGGAGCTTCTCCAGCGCCACGTCCGCGGACACCTCGCGCTTCTCCTGCTCGAGCGCGGCCAGGCGGGCGACGAGCTCCTTGTTGGCGTCCGCCAGCTTCAGCGCGCCGGCCTCCAGGGTGGACAGCTTCGCGGCGGTCGCCGCGACGGCCTGGGCAGAGGCCTGCTGGCCACCCAGCACCTCCTGCAGCTTCGCCTTGCACTGCTCCTCGGTCGCCTCCGGGGGGAGGCCCAGCATTGCCTTCAGCCACTCCATGTTCGGTGCTCCTTGTGCGGCCGGAGTACCGGCCTGGGGTGAGGGGGTGTCGCTCGCCGCAACCCGCGGGAGCTCCTTGAGGAAGGGGTCGTTCAGCAGCGCCGCCCCCAGAAGGGTGGGGCCCTGCGGCTTCCCCGTGTCCGCGTCCCGCCACTGGGTGGCGAACTCGGGGGAGAGGTAGCGGTACTCGTCCCGGGCGATGTGCTCCCGCGCCTTGTCCGTCCAGCGGATGGCCACCCAGAGGCCGTCGTCGCGCAGCTGCACGTCCTCAATCCACCCGGAGGCCACCTTCTCGGCCTGGGGCGTGGCGTCGCTCGGGTCCGAACTGCCACGGTGGTGGTAGTCCACGGGGAGGCCGAAGCTGCCCGCGGTGTGCTGTGCCTGCAGGCGCTTGAAGTTGGCCACCATGGCCGAGAGGAAGGGGGCGTCGAAGGTGATGCCGCCCTTCGGGAAATCGCTGCGGAACTTCGTCTTCCCCAGGGGGAAGAGCTTGTTCCACGTCGGCCCCTTGGCCTCCGCGGGCTGGCGCTCCACCGGGGCGCCGTCGAGGAGGTAGCGCACGCCCTCCTGGACGGAGAGCCTGAAGCGGCGAAGGGTCATGGCTCGTCCACCTTCCGGAAGCCCGGCTCCCGGTACTTCATGATGAGGAGGCAGCGGCAGTTGGCCCCGCCCTCGCAGTCGCGAAGCGGAGGCACCGCGGCTTCGTGCTCCGGACTGTTGAAGCCGAAGACGCGCCCATCCATCTGGTCGCAGGGGGAGCACTGCTTCCCGTCGAGGATGGCCGAGTAGGTGACGGCCTCCACCGCGTCGCCGTTCTCCTGGGCAAACTCCTCGCGCCCGACGTTGAAGGACTTCGTGAGCACGACGCCGGCGTCCTGGCGCAGCACTCGCGAGGTGGTGTTCTTCGCCACCACCCGCTCCACCACCTCGGCGGGGTTGCCCCCGGTGCGCACCACGTCGATGGCCTCGCGCTCCAGGTCATCCACCATGCGTGCGCGCATGCGGCGCACCAGGTTGGCGCGCATGGACTTCATGAGGCCGCGGACGTCCCTCTTCACCTCGGCCGGCCGCTGTACCTCCCCGTCCGCCGGGGTGATGTCGCCTGGAGGCGGCTCGGGGGCGTCGTCGAAGGCCGGGCCCCTGTCCTCCTCCCGCTCCTCCTCTTCGCCGGCGAAGCGATGGACGTGCGCGTGGGCGGACATGGCCGCCTTGCCGTCGCTGCGCTGCTTCTCCAGCACCAGGCCGCGGGGCTGGCGGGCCTTCTCCCCCCGGGCCTGCCGGAAGCCCTCGGCGCGGTTGCGCTCCAGGAATTCGTCCACCGCGTCCTCGAGCGCGGAGAGGTCCAGTTCCACCTCGGCGACGTCGGCCGGGTTGCCGTCCGCCATGGCCGCGCGCACCTGTGGCAGGGCCTGCACCAGGGCGGCCTGCACCAGGGGGCGGGCTTCCTCCTCGAAGGTGTCCCGCGCGGTGTCCAGGTAGCGGGCCATGTCGGCCAGCTTCAGGTGGCGCTCCTCGGCACGGAGGGGGCGCTTGGGCCTCCACACCGCGGGCGGCGCCGCCGCGAAGCCGAACATGTCCGCGGGCGGGGCCTCCTGGGCGGGAGGGGCGGGGGCCACGGCGGCTTGCGCGGCCGCGCGCTCGGCCTCGTCGATGCGCTCCAGCCCCAGCTTCCCGCGCAGGGCGTTCTCGTCGGCTCCGCGCCAGGTGAGGGCGCCCGACTGCTTGAGGGTGGCGACCGCGGTGGACAACTGCACGGCGTCCACCTCGCCGCGCTCCAGCACCAGCTTCACCTTGGGCAGCCTGGCCACCGGCCCCCAGTTGGGGCGCACCATCTTCCCCACCAGGCCGGTGTACGGCCGGCGCCCCACGCCATTGAGGACAGCCTCCAGGGCCGCCTTCACGCCGAAGACGAAGGCTCGCCGCCCGGAGTCGTGCACCTCCCCCACCGCGCGGCTGCCCGTCTCCGTGCTGCCGAGGGCCACCTGCTGCGTCTGGAAAAGGCGGTGCACCAGCTCGCCCAGCTTGAAGTAGCTGTCGAGGACGCCCCCCTTGTCCTTCGCCGCGCTGACGAACCACGTCAGCTTCACGCCCGGGGGCAGCACGCCGTAGGACTTCTCGTGCACGGCGATGTTGGCGAGGAGGGCCTCCAGCGCGCTCCACTGCTCGCTGGTGAGGCTGACGTCCTTCTCCAACTCCGCCGTGGGGACGCCACAGGACTCGCGCTCATGGCCAATGGCCAGGATGCGGAGCAGCGCGTCCCTCACCTTGCAGACGTACCAGACGGGCCGGAAGGCCGAGTACCCGGCGAAGTTGTTGCCGTGCCGCTTCCAGCTGACGAGGAGCAGCTTCTCGGCGGGGATGGCGATGTTGGACTCGTACCTCCCGGCCCGGGCCCCCTGCTGCACCACCTCGCGCAGCTCGCCGTCCTCGCCCTCGCGCCAAGGGTTGTGGACGAGGGACGACGGGAGGCGCTCCGCCAGCTTGGCGACGTAGTACGCCTGCCCGCCCGGGACGCGCGAGTCCGGGCGCGTGGCGTGCACCACCTCGTCCAGGCTGAAGCCGAAGGTGAGGAAGCCGCGGGCCGTGCGCTCCACCCAGTCGGAGAAGCTGGGCTCCAGCCACTCCCGGAGGTTGTCCCGGACGAAGTCGGCCTGCGCGACGGAGACGGCGTCCTTGCCCGCGGGCTCCACCTCCACCGAGGCGTCGCGGAGGGGCGCCACCGTCATGCCCAGGGCGGACTCGGCATCCGCGTCCGTGTGGACGAGCCGCTCCCACGCGCCCCAGGACTCGTCGCGGCCCAGGCCCAGCCAGTCCTTCAGGGCCGGGTTGTTCTCCGCGAGGATGCGGCCGTCCCAGTTGACGGTGCCGGTGACGCCCTTCTCGGCGAGCGGGGCCGTCCCGTTGACGTACTGGACGGCGAGCGCGGACACCGGGCCCGGCTGGCCCCGGGTGCCCGTTGCGTCCGTCGTCTTCGCCACGTCGTCTCCTACGAGTCCAGGGCCAGGAGGCCCGTGCGCTTCACCGGTACAGCGTCCGCGTGCACCTTGAAGTCCACGCCCACCGACACCTTGCGGAAGGCGCCCGAGAGCGCGTCCACCTGGTCGTCGTGCACGCCCTTCTGGGGAAAGACGTGCACCTCATCCAGAAAGGCCGACACCCACGTCCCGCGGACGAGGTGCACCCTCCCCTGCTCCGCCGCGCTGCTGACGGGGCGCGCGCGGTCCTCCTTGCTGCCCGTCTCCCGGTTGCCGCGGACGGTGAAACCCTTCAGCACCTCGCGCGCGTAGCGCTCCACCGAGGCCACGCCCGCGCTGCCGGGCTCCTGCTCCACCCAGACGTCCACGTCGGGGCCCGTCACCTGCGCCGCGGCCTTCACCTCCGCCTCCACCCCGGCGGGGCGCTTGCGGAAGCGGCGGACGTCCAGCACCCAGTACTCGCCGCGGTACTCCAGCAGCAGCACCCCCACCGTCCAGTCCGGGTCCGGGTACTCCCGGGAGGGCTCCGACGCAGCGAAGTCCCAGTACCAGCAGCGCCGGCCCTTCCGGAGCGCCTCCGCCGGCGGGGCGTCGACCACGCGGAACCAGGCCCTGTCGAAGAGGGGCCCGCGCGCGCGGATGTCCCAGTCCCCGTCCTCCAGCTGCCGCCGCGTCACCGTGTCGAGCTCGGCGAGCTGCTTCCGGTACTCGGAGGCGTCCAAGCTGGGGTTGTCCGCCAGCTTCGACGGGACGAACACCCGGCCCGCCTGCCGCCCCTCCACCAGGAAGCGCTGCTTCACCCACTCGTGGCCCACGCCGCCCGGGTTGGCGCTCGCCCGGGTGCGCAGGGGCACCGGGAAGCCTTCCTTCCGGCGGACGCGGGAGAGCAGGTACGAGTACTGCGTCTCGGTGAACTGCGTCAGCTCGTCGAAGCCGACGAAGTGGTACTCCGACCCCTGGTAGGCGTACTTGTCGTCCTCGTGCTGGAGGTGGCCGAACTTCAGCACCGCCCCGCTCGGGAAGGTCCACTGGTGGTCCTGCCCGTTCCAGCTGGCGTCCGTCCCGGCCAACCACTCCTTGCTCCGCGGGATGAGCGCCCCGGCCTGGTTGAGGTCGGGGAACGTCCGGCGGAACAGGATGGCCGCGTACCCCGGCACGTCCACGTACTGCAGCGCCGCCATCAGCAGCGCGTCGCTCTTCCCTCCGCCCGCGGCCCCTCCGAAGAGGGCCTCACGGCCCGGCAGCAGGAGGAACGCCGCCTGCGTCGGGTGCGGCCGGTGGGGGATGTACTTCGTCAGCCGCGGCTCCAGCAGCCGCGCCAGCTCCTCCCGCTGCGCCGGAGACAGGGAGCGCACCCAGTCTGCCGAGTAGCCCTGCGATGGAGGCGAGTCGGTCAGGCTCATCGCCTCCCACCGCCTTCGTCTCCACCGGCCCGCCGTCCTTGCCCGACACCTCGAGCGGCTGCGCCACCTTGCCGAGCACCCGCTCGACGATGACCTCGGCCGCCCTGACCCGCGCCAGCTCGTTGCGCCCGTTGGCCGCAACGTCCACCAGGGCGGCCACGGCGTCCGGACACGCCAGCTTCAGCGCCTCGCGCACATCGCTGGGCAGCGGCGGCCGTCCCTTGGGGTTCCCGGACGTCCCCTTGCGGAACGGACGCCCCCGGGGCTTGCCCTTGGGCTTCGCTGTTCGTCCGCTGTTTGCAGCAGCCACGTCGAGGCCCCTGGAAATAGAAAGCCCACTGCGTCCTCCGGGGGGCGGGAAGGACGAAGCGGGCTGCCGCGGGCACGAATGCCAGCGTGCGCCACCTGTACAGAGTGCCAGCCCGGCCGGTCAACTTTGGCGAATCCCAACCTCTTGGGATTCCCTCCGCCAGGCCTGGACTCCGCCGCCGCGCCTCTCCCGCGCCACCCGCTCGCGGACCCACCCCCGGGTGAGGGCCAAGTCCTCGATGACGGCGAGCGCCACCCAGAACTCCTCCGCGGTGGCGTTGCGCCCGACGGGGGCGCCGTCGTGGAGGTGCAACTCCCGGATGGCCACCCCGGGCTCGCCGTACACGTCCACGCGCCGGCCGTCGGCCTCCACGCGCGTCCCCACCACCCGCGGCTGGCGGAAGTGCAGCCACAGCAGCAGCAGCCCGCGGGCGTGCCCCTGCTGGCGCTGCAACTCCTCGAGCGACCAGCGCGCCCGGGCCATCCATGCGATGCGCTCGTCCCGGTCCACGGCAGCCCCCTGGACGGCGTCCCGCGCGTAGTCGATGCCCGCGGGCGCCCCCATGTGGGGGGCCATGGCGAAGTACCAGGACAGCATGGCCTTCGCGGTGTCCCACCTGGCCCGCTCCTCCCCGGACTCGGCAAGGAGGGCGTCCGTTCGCACCCGGCGCTCATGCCGAGCCTGCCGCTGCCACTCCGTGTCCACCACCACCGCGCTCGGCTTCATGCGTCCTCCCTGGACAACGCCTCGTCCACCCTGGCGCGCAACTCGTCGCAGCGCTCGGCCAGCGCCTGGGTTCTCGCGCGCAGCTCCGCCAGGGATGCGTGCGCCTCGCAGAGCTGCGCCTCCAGCCTCGCCCTGCCCTCCTGCAACTCGCGGACGGCTTGCCCCTCCCAGCGCTGCTCCGCGGACGGGTACGCGTGCAGCGCGGGTAGGCCCAGCTTCCGCCGCCGAGCCCGAAGGGACTCGTGGCTGATTCCCAGGTGCTCGGCGAGCGCCACCTGCGTCCCCGTCCACGTGCGGATGGTGTCGTCGCACAGCTCCCAGCGGATGGGCGCGGTGCGTCCCACCACGCGGAGCTCCGGCCGGTGCGTCTCCCCTCCCTCGTGCATCATGCCCACCACCCTCCTGCGGCAGGCGGGGGCCGCACTCCGTGACGCCGCAGCGCTTGCCTCACTGCCTCCCACTCCTCAGGCGCCAGCCCGAAGCGCTCCGCGAAGGCGGCCCAGTCCAGCGACGAGTCGCGCCGGATGACGTCGGCCATCCGCTCCAGACGGCGGCGCTTTGCGTCCACCTCCCACTCACCGAGTTGCGAGGGCATCGCCCACCTCCTGCCGGCGTGCTGCCTCGCGCGCCGCCCGCTCCCGGGCCCAGCGGCGCCCCGCGGCGAGGACGTCCAGGCGGGCCTGGGAGTCGCGCCAGATGAGGGCGTGGTGCCGGCAGATGTGGCCCGGGTAGCCCTCGCGGCCCCAGTGTCCGGGCCGCCGGCAGCCGTCCACCTGGCAGTGGCGCCTCACGGGACACCTCGGGTCGGCGGGATGTAGGCCGGCGAGGGCATGACGCCGCTCCTCGCTCCGGTGCTGGTGCGGCCGATGGGCTGGTAGCGAACGGGAGGCCTCCCGTCGGGCACCTCCCGGTCTTCATCCGCCCAGGTGGCCGCGTGCGCCAGCTGGAGCTCTCCCACGCTCCTGATGGCGATGCGCACCGCGGGAGGCCCCTTCCGCTGCTCGTACACCCACGCCACCAGGGGGCTGGCGTCGTCCAGGCGGAGGCAGGAGGCGACCCCGTCCCGGTGCGCCTTGAGCGCCCCCCTCAGGTTGTCGTCGTCCAAGCGGCGCGGCGACACCCTGGTCAGGGTCACAACCAGCAACGGGCCATGCCGCCACTCACCCATCTGCCGGCGGATGCGGGCGCGGTGCGGCTCGTCCATGTCGTAACCGATGAGTTTCACCACTTTCTCGCCAGCATTCCAAACCTCTTTGCATGGCAGATAGTTGTTGCAAAACTTGTCATGCGGGTCGCGCTTGTATTTCATCGAGCAGGCCTTAAAACCATAGGCAAT